TTTTCTCGTCCATGTTTCATAGTCTCCTTTAATCTATACATAAATTCGTCCTTTTTATTCTTGAACACCCAATGTCCACAATAAGTGCAGAACACCTTTGACTCATTAGGTAAGATTGTTACTGAATGTCCACAATGGCAGTAATAACGATTGTGTTCGATCACCTTGTCAAGTTTCTTCTGATGATTGAACATAATCCACTCATTCTTTGTCATTTTATGTTCGAAATCCATTGCTTACACTCCTTTTTAGTTCTTGCATGGAACACATCGATTTTGATGTTTCTATGTACCTCCCATACAATCCAACATTTGAGAATATCGTCTTTTGTTATTTCAAACATTATTCCCACCTACCAAACTTTTTTAGTGTTAGTCCTGTAGCACATGCAATTGCTAAGTTAGTAATTACAAATACCAAATACTCAAGACTCCAATCACTTTCAATTGTTGTTAATAGCATCATTACTGCTATAGTACATAAAACCTCCAAAACCCTCTGAACCCATTTTCTTAATTTCATAATTTGATTTTCCTTTCGATTTGTGTTATATTGTTATCGAACTTATATTTCTTAAGTTCGATTTGTGTTGAGAACTTTCTTAAGTTCTCTTTTTTTGTTATTTGAATAATTCGTAGTAATCCTTATGGAAGTAGTTACATATCGTTTCGATATCTCCTATTGTCCATTCAACTTTACCTGATAGTTTTCGTCCGATCGTTGGTTGAGATACCTTTAGCAATATTCCTAATGCCTTTTGGCTAATCCCTTTCTTTACCATCTCGAACTCTAACTTTGGGTATAAAACTTTGTGAGTCCTTGCCATCTCTTTTCTCCTCTCTTTTGGGTAACAAAAAAAGCCAAGACATTATCTTGACTTTTCCTTTTGGAAATCACTAAGTTCTACAAATATATATTATGTTAACCTAGTGTTACAAGATAATGTGGTACTTTGTTCTGTACCTTACATCTTAATTATAACATACTAGGTTTCAATGTCAATACACTTTTTTGCATTGTTATACATTTCTATACATCATTAACTCATAAACCCTTAATAATACTAACAAAACTATGATATGAGACATCTGATTGTAAAGACTCCTAAATGTCTTTTCGACTTTAATTCTTAACTTACTTTTATAACATCTCTTATCTAAGATTTTATCGTATTCACTTTTGGAATACCATTTGTTATTATACTTGTATTTTATATCAGTCACTTTCCAACCATATGAGTTGACATCTCCTATTTTATATGGAGAAAAAGTTCCAATGGTTCTTGTAATAACATCACCATTTCTTTTCTGATATGTCATTCAGATCATGCACTCACCTCCGCTTTTGGGTGTGTTATATTATCGATGATTTTGCATTTTGTCAAATTCATTATATAATTAATTATAGGAGTTGATGATTATGTATTGCACTAATTGTGGCAATAAATTGAATGATGGTGCTAACTATTGTACTCGATGTGGAACTAAACAAATTGTAGCAACCATTCAGATACAAGGTGTTACTAGAGACTATGAACATAATGCTGATGAGGAAGAGATTGCTAATCTTATTGTTGATGATTTAGGACTTGATAAGAGCCTATTTAAGTACACAAAGCCTTGTCAGGATTATTCTACTATGACTTATAAGAATGTTGACTTATTCAGGCTAAAATACACCGGTAAAGCAAGATGGATTAAATGTTTTATTAGTAAAGAAACAAGAGCCAAATATTCTGATGATAAGTTATTCGAGAGTCAGAAAAATAAAGGACAGGTTTATTGGAAGTCTACTATCAATTCAATATTTGATTATAAAGACATTCTCTTGTCTGCAACTAAACAAATTGATACATTTTAAACCACAAAAAAAGAACTAGGAACAAATCCTAGTTTTTCTTTTGGGTGCTGAATGATGGAGTTGACAATATAAAACAAAAAAAGCAGTACTCTATGGGTAATCACATATTTTTTATTAGGAGGACTTCCCTCTTTCCTATTTCATATTCTTACGCACCAAAAAAGGAACGTGTCAGGCATTCCCTTTTTGGTATTTAACAATATTTTTAGAAAGGAGTGTGATGCACATTTCATGCAACCATGAATAATTCTTCTACGATTTACCTCTTTGGAAGTGTTGACAGCCACTTCCCTATTATGTCGACATCGGCACTTGTTCTGTCTTACAAGTACCCTAAAAGTAGATATAAGGTTGTATATAGATAATCACTCTATATAGTTGGTTGATTAAACCTCCGGTAGGTTCTAGTACTATTGTGAACCAAACCCTATCACCATCGTTTTTAATATCTACCTTTAGGTTACCTATAAGGTAACCGGCTTCAAAATCGACAACTACATAAAAGGTGTTACAAGGGGTGTAACTTAAACCTTTCATGCTTTAATTATAATCTATCTAAAACGGGAATTGTGAGATTATTTCCTTAGATACTTTTTATAAGTTAAGCCTAATGCTTCATAGTGATACACTAAGCATCTTGTTTTATTATTGAACTTCAATACTTCATTTCCATTGTATAACTTACCTATTATCTTATTTGTTTTCTCATCTCTGATGTATAATGGTTCACTTGGAACTCTATACACTTGATAAGTTATATCTTTTTCTTTAATGAAGTTATATGTTTTCAATTTGTATTTGTTATTTCCGATCGTGGCATTATCTGCAACGAATAAGTAATCTTGAGGTGGAACTGCGTTAGGAATTACATACTTGCCATACTTCTTTGCAACTGCAGAGTCCCAACCACTTTGAGTTCCTGTTCCTACTTCCAAATGATAATGACTTCCTGTAGATACTCCTGTCATTTCAGATGTATCTATTCCTAAGTCTTCAAATTGTTTGAACTCTTGTCCAACTTTTAGTTTCTCAATCTTCTTAGGGTGTGTGATTGTAATTGTTATCTTACCATAGTAACCATTGGCACATAGAATTTTTTTCTTACTTGCCAACCATACTTCATAAGAATGCCCTTTTTCTTTATAGACTTTCTTAACTACGCAATCAAATGGTGCAAATAGTTTCTGAACACCGCCTAAGTCTAATGCGTAAGTATGTTGATGTGAATAAGAAAGTAATCCATAACCTTGAGTCAGATTGACTTTGTTACTTGGGAAATATGCTCTTTGATATGCCATTATTTCTCCCCCTCTTTAGGTGTATCGAATATCTTACCACCTACAAGGTAAAGTCCAATGACACCTGTGATTACTACAATGGAGTCAATGACTCTATCGATCTCCCAACCCCATATAGGACTAAGTCCTACTAGTAACGCATTAATCATTGCAAGTATGTTCATTATGTACTTACTTATTTTTTTAATTTTTTTCTTCATAATATCTCCTCTAATCTTTAACTTTAAATTTCATTATTTTTTCGTCTAAGGCATGGACAAAGCCATCACCTTTTAGTTTGAAATATAAGTCTCTTGAGTTGGTATAACTTTCTAGTTGGAATTGTGTAATTGTTTGTGAATCCTTACACCTGTCCCATATTTCAAGAATGTCATTTCTGAGCGAACACTTTGTGGCTTCTAAGTAGGACTTAGCAATTGCTAACATTCCTACAAAGAAGATTATTTGTGTCCAATATTCTTTTAAAAACTTTAGTATCTCCATAACCTAACCTCCTATTTATAGCCTATTACTTTGTATATCTTGATAGCACTTTCAGTTCCTCGATTTATTACATTTGTCCCATCATATACAAGATTGACATAACTTTCAGCCCCTCTTTGCAATGTTGTTCCATTAGCAGTTAAAGTCATTGTCTTAATTTGGAATATATGCACTTGGTTGTAGTCGTTTGTCAAAGTGATAGTGCCTTTGTTTTGAGTTGTGTCTATCTTTAATGAGCCGAACATATCGCCTGCATAATAAAACACTTCTAAGTAATCATAATTTGAAGAATTGTCGCTCAACGTAATGTTTTGATTACTGCCACTTTGATTGTCATATAAGACATATGGAATCAAAATGTCCGAATAGTCTTTTGAATTGACAATCATACTTCCTTCAATTTCAAAGGACTCATTGTTAGTTGGTAGTTTATTAATTCCAACACTTCTCATTTCAACATCATAGAATACAATTGGAATACCAACATCTAATGCCTTGTTTATTGTATATAGTTGATAGCCACCGATGGCATCATCTAGTTCTACTTGAATGTCCCAAGCATATTGATTATCAGCAGTGAAATCGGCTTCGACATTATCTTGTATTGTTACCCATGCACCCCAAGTACTATCAGATGATTTTTTGATACGATACTTGATTGCAATTGTATTCAATTTATGCAAACTTGAGTATCTTGCATCAACTTTGATATGTGACTCGGAATAGAAGTTGTTCTCTCTGTATTCAGTTATGATTGCAGTTGGTGTGTCATATTCCCAAATTGTCAAAGGAACATTATAAGAACTTGAGTTCCCTCTTGTATCTGTTAGTGTTAATACTGCAGTAGTATTCTCAGAAACATCTACCTCTCCATATGTATAATCAGCCGATACAATACTTTGTCCTGTGAATGGTGTTGTAACTACGTTTCCGTTAATGTTAACTGATAAGGTTGTAAGTGATGAACCTTTTAATGCCTCAATATCAAACATGTAGAAACGTAATCTACTTAAACCTTGAATAATAATTGAAGCATCACCTGTGAAATCAGCAGTATCTGAGTTAACATCACCATAATCAATTGTGTCTATGAACGGATTTGCATTAACTATTGAAATAGATGCAATCTTATATGAATAATAAGTAGTTCCATTTAGTATGGTCTTAACAAAGAACCATAAGTTCCTACTATTCTGATTTGGCATTG